TAGATAATTGTTTTACATCTACCTACACATCATACAGAATTATTTTTTTTGATGTGATGACCAATGGTGGAACGAACAGTACCGACACTCGTTTTAAGGTAAGAACAGGCGGTGGAAGTGGAACAAATTATAATTCAAGCCAATATTTTGCAAGATGCTTAAGAAATTACAGTGGTCATTCAAATTATGAAACAGATAATGTGTCTGGAGTAGATCATTTTAAACTAGCGTACAGTGCAATACAATATGGTTCATCAGACTCAAATAATGCTATGGCTTTTGAAATGAGAATATTTAATACAAATGGTTTCCAAGCAAAAGTTCTATGGAATCTCTCTGCTCAACATAGTGGTTCAAATGATAATATGATTTGGAGTAATGGTGGCGGAGGAATAACTGATGCTCTTACTATTACAGGATTTAATTTATATAATACGGATAGCAGAAATTTTACAAATTATAAATATAGAGTGTTAGGACTAGCATAATGGCAATATTTAGAGATATTTGGATAAATTCAGTTTTAAAATCTGAGGAAATAACAGGAGATGATTTAATTGCTTATAATAATGAATCAGCTGAATCAAATACATTTGAAAATAAAATTGCCTTGTTAAGATCAAGTCGTAATCAATTATTAGCAGAAACAGATTTTTATGCTTTGTCAGATGTTACTATGTCTAGTGATATGGAAACATATCGTCAAGAACTTAGAGATATTACAAACGGACTTACAACAGCAGATGAGGTAGATGCAGTCACTTTTCCTACAAAACCATAATGACAAATGAGAAACCCTTTTATTATAGGAATTATAATTGCATCAATACTTATCTGGTTTCTTAACGGATTAATGAACTCTGCTCTTGGGGCAGAGACAAATACAGTTTCATCAACAGTCGTAACTAACAACACACCACCTACTGCTAACGCACCATCAGTTGTCGTAAATAATTCTGATGTATGTAAAACTGCCGTAGCTGGTGCAGTTCAAACTCAGATATTAGGTATCAGTAGCGGTATGACTGTGCGTGATGAAAACTGTGAAAGACTTAAACTCTCTCGCTCTCTCTATGCTATGGGCATGAAAGTAGCGGCAATCTCAACATTATGTGCAGACTCTAGAGTCTTTGATGCGATGTGGAATGCTGGTACTTATTGCCCATACAACGCAAGTATTGGCGAAGATGCTAAAAAAGGGTGGGAGGAAAACAAAGATAAAATACCAGAGGGCAGTTTAATATTTGCCAGCATGAAACAAGATGAAAAAGAAAAAATTAAAAAACAAAGAGAAGAAGATGGCAAACCAAGTGGCTGGAGGGTGTTTTTTACTTTGGCTACTTTTATGCTTTTACCCCTCTTATAGCAAAGCTGTTGATTGCAATACTGATACTGTGGGACTTTGCACGCCTACTATCGAGCAAATCATTGAGGAAAGTTCTATTGAAACTATTGAATACGAATCATCTGGTTACACAATAACTACTGAAACAACCACCAACACCACCACAACCACTGTTACAAATGAAGACTCCGCCGATATATTAGACGGCTCTAATGATTATGTCGTCAGTTCTAAAGAGGGAGATATGGACATAGATTGGGGAGGACAAGGCCCAGCATCTATGCCAAGCGGTAATTCATGCGGACAACTAGGGAGTGATAAATGTGCCATGATTACGGGTAGTGGAAATTCAACCAGTACGATGGGTGTCGCTAACATGGGAACGACATTTATAAATACTGTCGATATTTCTAATCTTAATATCTCTAAAGGTGGCGAAACCAATTACTCTATAAAGGTTGAAAAACAAGATAGCCAAGACTCAATTTATATGCACATAACAGGCCGAGACGGAACTACAAATGTTTTTAGTGGCACTGATATTCTTAGTGCCAGCGGCGTAGATAGTGGATTTAAAACATACACAGGCGGATTTGATTTTGGTGGTAGCTTAACAACTATAATTATTGAGGTGGGTGGCAGAGATATAAACCTAGCTGTTGGCCCGATGTTTGATGATGTTCAGGTTAATGTTTTATACAATGTTGTAAATACTATTGTTGAACAAACTATAACAAGCGTTGAAATGTTTGTTGCTTTAAATACTGATGCACCCGAAGAGGTACTCGATGTTGTTGAAGATATATTTGAGGTAAACACACCCGTTGAAACTGACGTTGGTATGGAGTTTGAGCCTATTGAGGTTGAAGAGATTACTTACGAATCAGTTGAAATAGAAATTGCAGAAATCGAAATAGAAGAAATTCAAGTTGCTAGTATTGAAATGACTAATACAGAGGTTCAGGTTGATGTCGTCCAAGTAGAGACAGAGATCGAAATGGAGTTGGAAATGGAGTTAGAAATGGAATTAGATTTGGAGGTTAGTGTAGAGCCTGAAATAGTTGCTGATACAGATGTGGGTGGAGAAGAGAATACAGAAACAAACACAGAATCAACACAAGAGCCAGACCAAACAGAAAGTACGCAATCCGAGAACGATGTGGAAGAAACCAACGAACCAACCTCAGAGGCAAAAGAGGAAAAACAAAAGACGCAAGCAGACGAGGAATCCAAAGAAGAGCAAAGCAAAGTAGTTGAAAAAATAAAAGAAGAAAAGAAAGAAGAGCCACAACAAGAGACAAAGAAAACCGAAAAAGCCAAGACAGCAGAGAAAAAACAATCATCTAAAGAAAAGGCCGCTAAAAAAGTTTTGAAAAAGATTGATGATAAAAAAAGATATGATGAAAGTAGTCAAATAAAAACTCTCGTTGTTATGCAAGTATTGGGAAACACTAAAACATTTTTTGATAGCCAACAACAGTTAAATGACAGGGTAGATTTTTTTACAGATGTTACTTTGCCAGATGCCGTAATTTCTGATAATGATATGGCTGGGTACTTTTTATTTGTAGGGAGTGATGGATTAATGAATGAAATTATTGATAGTCAATATAAATAATGGCGAAAAAGTTTAAAAACTACGAGGCTCACGAATCGGTTTATCACAAAACAAGTATTGGTAGAAACCCCAGTAAACAAAAAATGAATAAGGATAAAAGACGAGGGTTTTCAAAGAAATATAGAGGACAAGGTAAGTAATGGCAAAACAACAAACAGAAATAGATATAGGCGGTGTAAAATTTAAGGGCGGTAGGGTTTTTCTCATAATCACTATTTTAAGTTCATTTATTGGTGTTTTATGGGGTGGGTTTGAGGCATACCAAAGATATCTTGATATGGAGGCCAAAATAGACAGTTTTGTAAGCCCTGATCTATCTGGCTTTGATAAAAAATTAGAGGTTGTAAATACTGAGGTAGATATGTTGCAATCAGAGATATCCATAATATTAGAGGAGGTTTCTTTAGTTGCTGATGTTGCAAAGGAACTAAAAAACGATCTAAAGGCAGATGTTAGAAGAATTGAGACTATTGTAGAAGATGTAGAGCAAAGAGTAAAAGAAGATAGTAGAGAAAACGCAAAAGACTTAAAAGAAACTATTAACGAACTAAAACAAGAAATGACGGATTTAGAAGAAAAGACAGATAAGAAAATTCGTAATGCTTTAGAAAATCCGTTAAATAGTATGAAATGAGATATTTGATATTATTACTTTTATTAAATAGCTGTGCCATATCATTCAAACCAGCACAGTGCGATAAAACCAAATATACCAGTTGTTACGAGTATTATTGGGATAGATACGGCTGGACTCCACATGAAAGTATTAGATGAAATATATTTTAATTTTACATATGTGCAGTATGGTTAATGGCGAGTGTCTTTCAAATACTATATCTGGTTATCAATTTAACAACCATTATGACTGTGTGATTGCTGGATATAATCAGGCTTATAATAGTTTTCGTAGTTTAGAAAAAATGGAAGAATTTGAAAAAGATTATATAGAACAAGAAAAATTAGTTATTAAATTTGAGTGCATGGTATTAAAAGTTGAAAATACATGAGTTGTCTAAGTTTATTATTTGCTGTGAGTCTACATCTTGGTTTAGAGAATGACTATAATCCTTACCACCCTCAAATAAGATGCACGCAAGATCAAACTATTTATGGGGGGTTTTACAACAGTGAAAAAAATGTTAGTCTTTTTTACGGAAAGAAATATAAAAATATTGAATATGGAGTAGTTACAGGATATTCAGGTGGAGATATTTTGCCAATGGTACGATACAAAAAAGATAAATTTTTTATTGCACCAGCTTATGAAATGTCAGGTAATTATGGGATTGTAATAGGACTAGAGTTTAAATTATGACGAAAATACTACCAAAGACAACAAAAGAACATATTATAAATATTTATAATAAGATTGAGTTGCTGGAATCAAATCATATTTCCCATCTTCAAAAAGAGGTGCGAAAACTTAATTATGTTCTTTGGACAATAGGTTTTATGGTTGCAACTCAGTTTATTGCGTTTGTTTTACGAATGATAGGCTAATGTACGAATCAGTAAAAAAGAAAATCAAAGCATCAGAGGGTTTCTCAAATAGAGGATATTTCCTTAAATATAAAGGTGCTGATGGCCAAGATATCCAAGAAGATTTTATGACTATTGGTTATGGCCACAAATGCGTAGATGGAGACCCATATCAACCGAATGTAGATTATTCAACAGAGGTTTTAGAACAACAGTTTGAAAAAGACTTTACTGTGTATTTACACGCCGCTGATAGATACATAGGCGATTGCGAAGTACCTGAACACATAAAAGAAATAATTATTGAGACAGCTTATAATATTGGAGAACCAAGATTATTTATGTTTAAAAACATGAGAGCAAAGATGCAAGAGGGCGACTGGGTAGGTATGGCGGCAGAGTTAAGAGACTCCAAACTATACAGAACTTTAACATCAAGATATGAGCCACTTGCAAAAATGATTGAGGAGACTTAAAAATGGTTTTAGGAAAATTATTAAGTGGTGGAACTATAAAGGCTGTTGCTGGAGTTATTGATGACTTACACACTAGTGACGAGGAAAAACTACAACTAAAAAACAGATTTGCTGAGATAGAGGCAAAACTAAAAGAAAAACAAATGTCTATCAACTTGGCAGATGCAAAGAGTCAAGCTGGTGGAATTAGTGGATTTTTACAAAGAGCATGGCGGCCTTTGATTGGTATGTCCTGTGCTTTAGCAATATTCTGGGAATATGTATTATCAAAATTTATTTTATTTATTTGCGGCTTATTCCAGTATGAGGTTCAAAATATACCTCAGATGGACATGGGAACACTTATGCCCCTAGTAATGGCACTCTTGGGTATGTCGGGTATAAGATCGTTTGAGAAACTCAAGAAAATCAACACCGATAAGGGAAAGGAGTAATTTATGGTCAAAAAGAAAATTGAACAACAAGTTACTAAATGGTGGCACGCATTCACAGAAATGAAATCTTGGGTGCAAATCATAATAGCTGTTGCAGTGATTGTAGCGGCTCACAACTATATTCTTCATTAGATCATGGCTAAGAAGAAAAAAAAAATGGTTGGTGGTTTGACCACGAAACAGAAAAAGTTGCCTAAAGCGTTACAGATGGCAATTTTGAAAAAACAAAAAAAGGGGAAATAAAATGCCAAGTCATTACGGAAACTCTGGTCGAAGAGGCATGAAGAAATCAAAGATGTCTAAAATGTCAAAAATGACTAGACCAAAAAAGAAGAAGAAAAAAAAATAGTGGCAAAAAAGAAACAAAGAAAAAAACCGCCTAGAGGGTATCACTATATGCCTGATGGGCGGTTGATGAAAAACTCTGCTCATAAAAAGAAAAAGAAAAAATGAGTGGATTTACAACAACCTCTACAATTTCAGAGTTAATTAACAAAAGGCCCATAAATCGCAAAAGACGGGTTAAGATTACTCTTAGAGCACCCCAGAATCGCAATTTAAAGGCCTCTCAGCGACTATTAAGGTCTAAAGCTACTTAGTAGCCCCAAACCTCTTGTCTTGCCTTTAAAACGGCCTCCTCTTTCCAAATCCAGTCATCTGGGTTAGGTATCAGAGTATTTTTAACATCATCTAGGGTATCAACCGATTTTAAGTAATTGGCCATAGCTGAAACGATATGCTCACATATTTTCATAGGCTTATCATAATCAGTTAGGCTCATACTCTCAAACTTAGCACCACTTTTATTTGCTATCAGATACCAAAGCCTCTGATTTGCGTTAGTGCCTCTTTGATAGATAGATTGTTGCATAGCATGAGACATAGATAAGCCGCTAGGTTTACGCTTGGTTGTTTTAAGATCGATAAAGAAATCCTCTTTGGTTTGTTTATCTTCAAAATGAAAGTCGGTATATCCGATCAGCGGTACACCATGAATATTTAATTCTACTTTCTTTTGATATCCTAAAAGATTCCATTTAAAACCAAACTCTTTGAATGCTCTAACGCCCTCGCCAAACAAAGGAATTAAATTATCTCGTTCCTCGTCAGTCTTTAGGTCATTGAACAAAGCACAGTTAGCGTTAAACTCATCATACATCTTATCGACTGCCTCCTCATAGTCTATTCCATTGAGCCACATATTAAGACCAGACTCGACAGCTTTACCTCGTTCTGCCGCCGCCGATGATGCAAACTGATATCCAAAGATACGCCTTAATGCCCATCGTGATCTGTTAAATGCAAACTCGTTGATATGACTAAACGATAAGGGCAATAAAGTTTTATCGCCCTCATCAAATTTTTTAAAATAATCTATCATAGTAAATCCTTATATTTCTCAGTATGCTCGATATTGTTATCAAGTTCCACTATAAGATTTTTACATTGTTGATAGATATTGCTCTCTTTGCCAAACCTTTTGATATAAAGTTCAAGACCAGTTTTTGTTAGTTCCATGATCTTAACATCTTCATTATGTTTATCAAAAGCCCGCATTTTATCCATATCAAGACCATCTTCCATTTCTGCGATTTGTTGATCTGATATGTTAAAATATTCTTTATCAGGTTTACTCATGGCTATTGCAACAAACTATATTCTGCAAATGTTTTACCTTTACGGGTAACATTTTTAGTTATGATTGCATGACCCTCTTCTCGTAGATTAAATATTCTTGCACTTAATCTAAAACAGCCAAACTTTTCTAAAGCTACAAGTGGGGTTAGTTTTTTACCTGATTTAAGATAATCAAGTATTTGTTGGTTTTGTGTTAGTTCTGGCATAATGACTCCTTTCTATAAGTTATTTTTTGCCAATTCCCTTTCGTTTACGACCTTAGTTCTGAGGTCATCACGAAAAGCCTTAAAGGTTTCGTATCTAATTTTAGAACGATTCCTTGCTTTAAGAGTTCCGCTGTATCTGTCGAAGAACTGCTTAAACTTGTTATCAGAATAAATGAGTCCATTTAATTCTGTTGTATTCTTATAACTGCTGTTACGAGTATGTTCCAGCGTTAATTCTGCGATAATCATTTTCTCTTCTTTTTTCATTAATTCCACTGCTGTATCATTATCTGAAAACTCTAAGCCTAATTCCTCTTGCTTAGATGAAAGAATATTTGGGTTAAAATCTAAAGAATAAATATCAGATGCCATTTTGTTCAAACTCCTTTTCGTCTATTTTTTGTTGTAAATCTTTTTTAAATTCTTCATTAACTTGCCGATTACTATGGGCCAGAGTATGACATGGACGGCAAACGGGAAATAAATTGTTTGGTACATTGTAAGAGTTTTTTTTACTGCCTCCAAAACCTTTTGATTTAAGATGATGTATTTCAACTGCTGGCCTTTGGTAGCAACCCCAACACTGGGGGATATCAACAATAGATAACCCCCAATAGTCAAAAAATATCTTTCTGTAATTTTTAGATATTTTTGAGGTTGTCATTAAATGCTCTCACTGCATTTTTTGTCAAATCACTTATATCCTCTACACTGAAATGACCGCTACCCATAGATCGACCAACAACACCAGTAACAAAAATATCCATTCTTTGAGTTTCATTCTTGTTATTAAAAGGCATTGATGTCGTATTACTAGCACCACCTGATCTCATCGGAACTCTAGCTGGTGTTTGCTCTACTGGTAAATCATCATCGAGTGTATGATTATGTGCAATAACAACATCTTTGACATTAGTATATTGATTGCCCTTATCAGATGTTTTCACATTTATAACAGTGAAATCAATCGCCTCTCCTGATTGGGGTAACGGGTTTATAACTTTTCCCCGTGCATATAACCTAGTGCCATCGACTAAATCTATTGCATAGTTTGGTTTACCATCTTCGCTATTGTCAAAGACTTTATCAACTATATTAGACATTGTAGTTTTCCTTTCTATTATTATTATTTGTTAATGACATTATAACCTCTTCCCTCTAAACAAACATTAATTAAATCTTGTCTAGTTTTAAGTTTGGGAGAAAGCCATAACACCCTCCAACGCAGACCATTATACACCGCTTTTGATTTATCAACCAAAGCATTGGTATTATCTTCAACAATACTTTTGCAAGTATAATAGTCATCGTGATATCGTTCCGCCGTCCCCTCAATATTGGCGGAACTTTTGCCCCTACTATCTACTATTGGCGTGGTGCTACACCCAGCAAGGAACACAGCACCACATATAAGTAAAAGCAAAACCATTGATACCCTAAAAATAGACTTATAGTTAGTTTTCTTTTTAGGTAAAATTCTTGTTACCCGATAGAGTGGAGTCTTGTCTTTATCCATCGAGTAACCGATTATCTCCCTATGTTCTATGCCATAGGGAAATAAAGTTTTTGATTTTTTATTTTTTTTCATAAAATTATTTCTTCTTAGCTTGTTTGACTGCACTCTTCATAACTAAATTACCATCGTTATCATAGACAGCAGTAGAGTTATCAAGATGAGTTATTTTAAAAAGATGTTTAACTTTATCGTTTTCGATAACATCAAACTTTTGTATCTTCTTAAAAAGTCTGTTTAGTTTAGGCATTGTTTTCTCCTTATTATTACGGGGGGCTGTTACACCCCCCTGATTGTTATAATTCACAAGCGTGGTCACAAACGCCTGTCATTGAGTGGTATGGTTCAAATATCATTCCATACTCAGACATATCTTTTTGCAAACCCTCAATGGCTTTTTCATTATTTATTACTCCATATCCAAAACTATCTAAAAAATAATCTTGTGAAGATAATCCATCAATCGAATAATAAAATTTGTTGTGGTAATTTTTGTCAATACCAAACTGTACCCATTTAACATTCAACTGATCTTTTTGTTTAAGGTTATCTCCTTTTTTCCATTCAATCCAACCAGTGTACTCAGGGTCTTGTACCCATTTTTTGTAATCTTCTTTAGCAATTACATCTGGGTATCTAATATCACAAAGTACATAAAATCTTTTGTCATCAATTTTTTGTACTCTAATATTTTCAGCGTGTTCTTGATTGTCTTTAACTAATTTAATCATTATTTTTTTTAATGATTCTAATGTTAGTTTGTTTTTAGTCTTTTGCATTGTAGTCTCCTTATTATTATTATTATTTAACATACCTATAACCTAACGATTTTTTTAGGTTATTCAAGATATATTTTAATTATTTTTACATAAAAAAAGCCTTGATTCCCAACGATTTTTGACTAATAATAAAAATAGTTCTTTTCTTAGCTAGGCATTGTAGCAATCTGAACTAGGTAGATAACCCATTTCATCTACCGATTCGAGGGGGTAAGTTTAGTCATTGAAATGCTTTTTTCGCTTATCCCCTCATACTAAAAAATATATAATCAAGTCATGTCATTAATCGTAGATATTGGAAACAATAGAAAAATCTATTTACCAAAAAATTTTAAGAACCAAGACGAATTAATAGGTTTATGGTTGCAAGCACAATCAAAAGCCATTACAAAGGTTACAGACGAATTTATTTTAAAAACTTATTCGCAGAAAGAATTTGACGATAGAGTAGATGTCGTTACCTACGAAATTTATAAAACATTAAGAAATGGGGGAAACAATGTTTATAGACGAGAACTCGAAACCTAAAGAAAAACTCAAAGCATGGTATTTATTTACCGAAGATTTTACTGCTGGCACATCACACTTAACAAATGAAGAGATAGGAATTTACATTAGATTACTATGTTGGAATTGGAATAAACGCTGTGTTGGTTTACCTAATAATATTGATACAATAAAACGAATCGCTGTTTGCTTTACTGATAGCGAGAAACTTTCATGTGAAAAGATACTAAATGAATTTTTTGTTTTAGTAGAAAATCACTATCAAAACGAGAGACAGCTACAAGAATATTTATATATTCGTAAGAGAATAGATGCCTCAAAAGTAAATGGTAAGTTGGGAGGGCGGCCAAAAAAACCTAGCGATAACCCCCCTACCCCTACCTCTACCCCTACCAATACATCTACTAATAAATACTCTCCAAAGTTTAACAAGTTCTGGGATAAGATCAGCAACAAGGTCAGTAAGGGAACAGCAGAAAAGAACTTTAATAAGATCGAGAAAGATTGGCTAGATAAACCAGAGCAATTAGCCGAAATGTATAATTCTTATTATGATTCGGTTAAGGATAAAGAATTTGCCAAACAGCCCGCATTCTGGCTCTCAGCTAAGAAATATTTAGATGTCGTTCCTAAGAAAGAATATAATTTTGGTATCACTATAACTAAAGATGAGGACAGAGTTAAAATGTTTACAGATGCTATCAAAAACAACAAAGTAACAAGGTTTATTAAAGATTATGCCGCTAAGAATAAAGATGTGATTGATATGGGTATAAGGAAAGGATTTATAACAAAAGAACAAGCAATTAATGATCTTGGTATGAAAAACGAGTATAGATAAATTTACTGTATTTATTATGTTTTTATGATAAACAAAACTTACCTAACTCATAGGGTAAGAGGATTATGGCGAGACCAAAAAAATATAATATTGATACTGAACAAGTAAAAAAATTAGCTATTCTTGGGTGTACGAATAAAGAGATCGGAGATTTCTTCGGTTGTAGTGCTGACCTTATTGAAAAGAGTTATTCGGAATATCTGACAAAAGGTAGAGCCGAAATGAAAATGAGACTTAGACAGCTACAATGGAAGAGTGCAACTAAGGGAAATGTCGTAATGCAGATATGGTTAGGTAAACAAATATTAGGTCAATCGGAGAATACTATTACGGAAGATGACGAACCATTGGCTTGGTCTGTTGAGTGATACCATTCCCACAGAAACGCTACAATATAATATATGCAGACCCAGCGTGGACATTTAAAACATACTCTGAAAAGGGACAGAAACGATCTGCTACCCGCTATTATAATACCCTTAGTATTGACGATATTTGTAAGTTACCTATTCCTGATATTTCTGACGATAATTGCACTCTATTTCTTTGGGCTATTGATTCGATGTTGCCAGAGGCTTTTCGTGTTATTGAAGAGTGGGGTTTTACATATAAAACAGTTGGTTTTACATGGGTCAAACAAAACATAAAATCAGATGGATATTTTACAGGCATGGGTTATTGGTCAAGATGTAACCCTGAACAATGTTTACTTGCAACTAAAGGTAAACCACAAAGATTTTCTAAATCAGTAAAACAATTAGTAATTAGTAAAAGACAAGAGCATAGTAAGAAACCAGCTATTATTAGAGATAATATTGTAGAGTTATGTGGCGATCTACCTAGAATAGAATTGTTTGCTAGACAAAAAGCAGATGGTTGGGATAGTTGGGGAGATCAGATTTAATGCCATTAACTGACCCTCAAAGGGCTGTAATAAAATGTAACAAAAGATTTAGAGTGCTTATATCTGGCCGTAGGTTCGGTAAAACATTCTTAGCAATACAAGAAATGGCAAAGTTTGCTAGATTTCCAAATCAGCGTGTTTGGTATGTGTCCCCTAGTTACAGACAAAGTAAAACTATTTGCTGGGATATGCTTAAAGAAATGATGCTAAGGCATAGATGGGTCAAAAGAATTAATGAGTCTGATTTATCCTTATTATTAAAAAACAATACACTTATAAGTCTAAAGGGGGCAGACAACGATCAATCTCTTCGTGGTGTTGGGCTAAATTTTATTGTGCTAGACGAATTTGCTGACATCAAACCACAGGCTTGGTACGAGGTATTAAGACCTACATTATCTGATACATTAGGCCATGCCCTGTTTTGCTCTTCGCCTAAAGGCTTTAACTTTGCTTATGATTTATATACTAAACAAGACCCTGAGTGGCAGAGTTTTAAATATACAACATTAGAGGGTGGCCAAGTATTAGAAGAAGAAATAGAGCAAGCAAAGAATGATTTAGATGAGAGAACTTTTCAGCAAGAGTATTTAGCAACCTTTGTTAATTATGCTGGTATCATTTATTATAACTTTGATAGAGATAAAAATATTATCAATGACTTTAAGAGCAAATCAAACACAATACATATTGGCCAAGATTTTAATATAGACCCGATGGCGGCTGTTGTTTCTGAAATAGAAAATGATAAGATAACTATTATTGACGAAATACAAATATGGTCATCAAATACAAATGAAATGATAGACGAAATAAAAAATAGATATCCAAATAAAAAAATTATTATTTATCCTGACCCAAGTTCTAAAGCTAGAAAGACATCTGCTGGTGGTATGACTGATCTTGCACTTTTAAAAAATGCTGGGTTTGAGGTTCGTGTCAGAAACAAAGCACCATTAGTTCGAGACAGAATAAATGCAGTCAATTCTAAATTTAAAAATGCTAAAGGTGTAAATAGTTTATTTGTTTTAAAATCTTGCAAAAATGTTATTAAGTCGATAGAAAGACAGATATACAAAGAGGGAACAAATGTGCCTGACAAAGACTCTGGTTTTGACCATTTTAACGATGCGTTAGGTTACATGGTAGAATATAATTTTCCTGTTAAAAGGGATTTTAAACCTAGCCCTCTTAAAAGGTGGAGTTGATGGACAGAAAATTTTTAACAACAAAGCACCCACTCTGGCACGCTAATATTCAGAACTGGGAGTTTTATATTCGTAGTTATCTTGGAGGAAATGATTATAAAAATGGTTATTACCTACACAGATATATCTTAGAGACTCCAGAGGAATACGATCAAAGAGTTAGACATACACCCGTTGATAATCACTGCAAAAATGTAGTTCAAATCTATACAAGTTTTTTATGGAGAGTACCACCAACTAGAGACTATGGTTCTCTAAGTGGAGACCCAGCTTTAGAGTCTTTTGTTAATGATGCAGACTTAGATGGCAGATCATTTAATACTATTATGAGAGAGGTGCAGATGAACGCCAGCATCTACGGGAACTGTTGGGTTATCATTGATAAACCACAAACCAATTCAAGAACTAGAGCAGAGGAACTAGATCAAGACATCAGACCTTATATGTCGATCTATACACCAGAGAATATTGTAAACTGGAATTATAGTAGAGCCGCAAGTGGTAGGTTCTATTTAGATATGCTTTTAGTTGTAGAAGATATTAATTCTGAAAGAGCAGTATTAAAATTATTTACCGAAGAAGAGATTACTACTTACCATGTTACTGATTATGAAAAAGAATATGCAGAGGGCGATGTAAAGATCATTGAGCAAGTGCCAAATGCTATTGGTAAAATACCATGTATTAATGTTTATAATTTAAAAGGTGGTAAACGACCAATAGGTATTAGCGATCTTGCAGATGTCGCTTATTTACAACAAAGTATTTACAACGACTATTCAGAGAAAGAACAATTAATAAGATTAGCTAACCACCCAAGTCTTGTTAAGACTCCAAATGTTGAGGCTAGTGCTGGTGCTGGTTCTATCATAGAAATACCAGAGGATATGCAAGCTGATCTTAAACCTTACATCATTCAACCTAGTGGCCAAAACTTAGAGGGTATTATGAAATGTATTCAAAATAAAATTGATGCAATAGATCGTATTACTCACATGGGTTCAGTTAGAGGTACATCAGGAAATCAAATCTCTAGTGGTATTGCGTTACAAACAGAGTTTCAATTATTGAATGCAAGACTATCAGAGAAAGCAGATTATTTAGAAAATGCGGAAGAGCAGATTTGGGATTTGTTTGCGTTATGGCAAGACAAAGAATGGGACGGCTCAGTAGATTACCCTGATACATTTGATGTTAGAGACTGGGCTAATGATTTACAATTCTTACAGATGGCAAAAGCTAGTGGAATAAAATCAGAAACATTTAACAAAGAATTAGATAAACAAATAGCAGAGGCAGTTATTGATGATAATGAAATGATAAAAACAATTAACGATGAGATTGATAGCACCAGAACTACTAGAGGACAATTTACGACAACTGAAATTGAGGGACAGACTCCAGATGGCCAAGAAGAAGAAACGAGTTAGAAAAGTACCAAAAGATAAAGATACTGATTTACCTAAAAAGTATTTGTCGGGATTGCGTGGAAGAAAAAGAGGTAGTAGAGCTAGTTTGTTAAAATCAATGTCATCATTGTATAAATCTGGTGGTTTTATTCCAAAATCAATGTTTAAAGCAAGAGTAAAATAATGGCAGTCAAAAGAAAAGCACTTTCAGCAAGCACAGTTAGAACTTTAAAAACAAAAGCAAAAAAATCTAAATTATTTAATCTTGCAGACTTAAAAGCCTCGTATAGGAGAGGCCAAGGGGCGTTTTTATCCTCGGGGTCGAGGCCTCGTATTGGTATGGCTCAGTGGTCAATGGCCAGAGTTAATAAACTAATTAGTAGAGGAAGATCAGGAACATTTGATAGAGATATTATTTTAAGAGCAAGTAAAAGAAAACGAAGAAGAAAATAATGGCTAAGTATCAGGGTAAGACAGTCAAGCTGGGAAAGCCATTTAGAACACCAAGTCAAAGTAAAAAGTTTGCTGTTTATGTCAGAGATAGAAAAACACAAAATGTAAAAAAAATTAGGTTTGGAGATAAATCAATGTCAATCAAATCTAATATACCAGCTAGAAAGCGTAGTTTCATGGCTCGTATGGGCGGAGTTTTAAAAAAGGTAAAAGGCCAAAAAACATTATCGCCAGCATATTGGTCTCTCTATTCATGGCGTAACAGTATAAAATGAGTGCAATATTAGATAAACTTGCAGATCAACACGAAGAACGAATCATCAATGTTCTCTATAAACTAGAGGAAGATGTTATTACCGCTGTTCGTAAAACAACGGGTGGCGAGTTAGTTTCAACAAGATTAGCTATACAACTACAACCTGAACTACGATCTATTATTGAAAGTACATTTTTAGAAGAGGCTGACTTACTTATAAACTCTGAGTACAACTTAATAGCGAAAGAGGTTTTAGATACTTTCGGCAAAATGCCTATACCCGCAAAATTTAAAAATTTAACACAAATAGATTTACAAACTATCAATGCACTTAAATATCAATCTTTCAGTGGGTTCGAAGATATAGCTGAGAGGTTTCTTAAAGTAATAAATGACGAGGTTTATCAAAGTACCATAGTTGGCAGACCCTTTGCTGATGTAGAAAAGAATATAAGATCACACATTAACGGCGTATATCAGCAGTCAAACCAGAGAGAAATAAACGAATTGGTTGATTATATTAATGAAAATAAATACAACCCAAGTTTAAAATCTAAAGTTGAAGAAAGCATAATTAAACTTAGAACACAATACGCCGCCGATAGGGCTGGAGAAAATTTAAGAAAATATGCTGGCCAACTAGCACATGACTCAATAATGCAGTTTCATGGTCAATTTACAGTAAAAAAAGCAAAAGACAGTGGTTTAAATCATTTTAGATATACTGGAACTCTCGTAAGAGATTCTAGACCTTTTTGCCGAGATATGGTAAACAAAACTTTAACCGAAAAAGAAATTCGGGATAGATGGAACTCTCAGTCATGGGCTGGCAAAAGTTCTGGAGACCCTTTTATAGTTAGAGGGGGATATAGATGCCGCCATACTTGGATTCCAACAAATCCTGATTGGAACATATAAGGAGATATAAATGGCCGATGAACAACCAACAGTAGAACAAACTACTGAAACCCAAGAAACAAAAGAAGAGCAAACTAACCAAGAGGTTACGAAAGCACCTGAGACTAAATTTACTGAGGAAGATGTAAATAATATTGTCAAACAAAGACTGGCAAAAGAAAGAGCATCAATTTATAAAAAATTAGATGTTGAGGATTTAGATACAGCCGTCAGTGCAGTCAAAGCAACCAAAGAGGCAGAGCAACAAAAACAAATTCAAAAGGGAGAGTTTGAAAAAATCCTTAAAGAAAAATCTGATGAGTTTGGAAAAAAACTTAGTGGCTTAGAGACAGAGTTAAGAGATATAAAAGTAAATAAATCTTTATTATCATCTGCATCAAAAAACAAAGCAGTAAACCCAGATCAAGTAGTCGAGTTATTAAATAAAAATATAAAATTAAATGATTCAGGTAGTGTTGAAATTCTAGATAAAAATGGTATAGCTAGATATAATAGTAAGGGGGAACTTTTAACAACTGACGAGTATGTTCAAGAGTTTTTAACACAGAACCCGCACTTTGTCGTTGCTACCCCAAGTGGTAGTGGCTCAGTGTCAAATGTGGATAGGTCAGAACTCAGTAAACCTTTCAATCTGAGTGATTTAGATATGAACAATCCAGCGGATAAGAAAAGATATGCTGAGTACAGAAAGCAAAGAAATTCTCAACCCACAAAGATTGTTCTCAACAATAAATAACCATTAAAGGAGTAAAAAATGGCTAATGAAACGACAAGTAGCACGATATCAGAACTATATACTGAAATCGTTGCTGAGGCATTGTTCGTAGCAAGCGAACAATCAATAATGAGAGGTCTTGTCAAAAACTACACGATAGCTGGTGGAGGTAAAGCGGTAGAAGTACCGATTTATGCAAATGTATCAGCGGCGGCAGTTAATGAGGCAACTGATCTTTCTAACACGGCAGTAAATCCATCATCTGTTACTATAACAGCATCAGAGTTTGGAATTATGACAACTTTAACAGACCTAGCAAGAAATTCAGCATCAAGAAATGTTGCGGCTGATATCGGCAAATTATTTGGCGAGGCGATTGCAACTAAGATTGATACTGAATTGACTGGTTTGTTTACAGGGTTCTCAACTGAGAAAGCTGGCGGTGCTGGTCAAGAGTTGACAGTTCAAGATTTATTTGAAGTGGCGGCTGAATTGAAAACTAATAAAGCACCCGCACCATACTACGGCGTGTTCCACCCTAAACAAATTTTTAATGTCAAAAAATCTTTGACTAATACTTTTGTTGGTAGAGACACAGAGTTATCTAACGAGGCTATGAGAACTGGATTTGTCGGCAATATTGCTGGAATACAAATCTTTGAAACATCTAATATTACAGTAGATGGTTCTGATGATTCTATCGGAGGGGTATTCTCTCAAGACGCTTTAGGACTAGCGATGATGCAAGACTTAAAAGTTGAGTCTCAGCGTGATGCTAGTTTAAGAGCCGATGAGATCGTAGCAACCGCAGTGTTCGGAGTTAGCGAACTTCATGATTCTTATGGAGTTAAACTAACTGCTGATACATTAGCGGCGTAATCAATAAACTAAATAAGGGGTGGAACACCCACCCCTTATCTGATATAAAAAATTATGACTATTGAAACTGTAAAACTTATTAATGATAAAAATGGTGCTATCATTGAAAGAAAAAAAGTAGACTACGAAAACAATGTGCAAATTTGGACACTGCGTGGTTGGAGTCTACACGATGGTAAAACTGCAAAAGCTAAGACTGAGAAACCAGTTATAAAAGCTGAAAAAGTCGTTAAGAAAGTTACGAAAAAAAAGAAAACTAAAAAATAATGGCCACCACTCTATTCAGTGTTGCTCATAGCGATTTGCAAAAAATACAGCCAGATATATTAGGGTTTGGTATTACGGATTTTGAAAATCAAATGCAGTTTGCTGAAAATGATGTTCTAAGAAGAATTAGAGAGGAATGGTGGGAAAGATACAGACACCAAGTTAGATACAAAGACATAACTAAAGTTACATCTGTTGAAATGACCAATAGCAAACTGACTAACTCACAATGGATTCAGTCAGTTGTTTACCTTGCACTTTGGAAATATATTTATCCAATTTTAACTAAATGGAGAGACCCAGACACAGGCGAGGGTAAAGATACATTTCAAGTACAAATAGATTTTTACAGGGACAGATATGACGAAGAGTTCCAAGCTATACTTAGGGACGGGGTCGAATATGATGAGGACGGCGGGGGGACTGTATCTGATAGCGAAAAAGAGTCGTTACACCAATTACGCCTAGTGAGATAATGGTTGCCGATGTCAAGGTAAAATTAAATACCATTGAGGTAAATAAATTTATAAAACGAATCACTACAAAACAAAGAAAAGCTATAACAACATCATTAAATAATGTTTCCAACATGGCTGTTTTGATGATTACAAAAAGAACCCAGTCAGGTAAATTACCTGATGGTGGCAAAATGATAGCTTATGCAAAATCTACTAAAAAGGACAGAGACAAAAGAGGGAGACAAACAGGATTTGTTGATTTAACTGATACTGGTAAAATGTTTCGTAGTTTAGATTTTAGAAACATAGGTTATAAAAACACATTATTTTTTGCTAATAAAGAACGGGAAAAGATTGCTAGTTTTCACGATAGCTTTGGTGTAGGAAAAAGAAAAGTTAAAAGACCATTTTTTGCTATTGGTAATAAAGAAGAAGATAAGATAAAAGAAGAATTTAGTAAGGTTTATTTTAAACAACTTGGATTATGAGTAAAAGAGAAAACATCGCAAACGATATTATTAGCAAGCTAGATGCCGTTACTAGCCCTATCGAATTTAAAAAATTAACTAGAGAACCCTTTGAGGTTGAAGAATTAGCAGATGCACAATTTCCAGCCGCTTTTATTCAAGCTGGAGACGAATCAAGAGAACCATCATCTATCGGTGCTACAGGTTCTGGCACATACATGGGAACAATAGATTTTCTTATAGTTGCATTTGGTAAAGGTACAACCGCAAATATAGATACAGTAAGAAACCAAATAATCGAGGTAGTTGAAGAAACTCTGGATAATGATATAACAAGAAATGGAAATGCGTTAGACACACAAATTGTTGAGGCAACATCAGACGAGGGAACTATTTACCCTTATGGTGGAGTTAGAATAACAGTGCGTGTAATGTATCAATTTACAAGGGGGACTGCATAATGGCAAAAGACATAGTAATGAGTAAGGGAAATATGACTGTTAAAATATCGCCTGACTTTCAAGAGTATTATGAGAAACAAGGTTTTACTGTTGGAGAGAAAAAACAAAAAATATCAGTTGAAAAAGAAACTCAAAAAGTTATAAAAGAGTTAAAGAAAGAAAAGGAGTAATAAATTATGGCTACGCATCATGGTAAAGACGCAGTGGTTCATGTCGGCGGCACTAATATTGGTCAGGCGACTGGATTTACTGTTGATACAACACACGATATCGTGGAGGACACAGCTTTAGGTTCGTCAATGAAATCTTATGTAGTTGGAAGAGGAACATTTACAGCGTCTATTGATATGAATTTTGATGATGACGATACTGCTCAAAATACATTAGTTCAAGGCTCTAGTTTAAGTTTTGAATTTATGCCAGAGGGTTCAGGTTCAGGCGAACAAAAATTGTCAGGAACAGGAATTATAACTGGTATGTCAGTAGGTGTAACTTTAGATGGAGTAACTACAAGAACAGTATCTTTACAAGGTAACGGCGGTTTGACTATCGGAACAGTATAATTTAATTTATGCCAGATGATAAAAAACCTGATTATTTTGACGGAATAAGAAATCATTTCGAAGAAACTGAAATAAGAGTTATTGAAGTTCCTGAGTGGGGACTAATAGGCGATAAAGCTATTTACGCTAAACCTTTTAATATGATGGAGAAATCCAAACTATTTAAGGGTGCAAATAACAACGATCTAAATATTCTTATTGATGTCATAATTGAAAAAGCATTAGACAAAGATCATAATAAAATGTTTAATGCCACTCACATACTTAGTTTTAAAACAAAAGCAGATACAGATGTTATTGCAAGAGTATCGAACCAAATACTAGGTTCGAACTTTGATGACGCTAAAAAAAACTAAAAAATCCTGAGATTTATAATGTAGTTGCTCTTGCAGAGAGACTCCATAAAACTATACCTGAAATATTGCAAATGAGTTGCTTTGAGTTTAATATGTGGCTAGCATATTTTGAACAACAAAGATTAGAGATTGAACAAGAGCAGAATAAATATAAAAACAACTTAAAATAATGGCTACAAAAAAAGTTAATATAGATATCGTTGCAAGAGATAAATCTAAACAAGCCTTAAATAATATTAGAGGTAATTTAGACGGCCTTAAAAAATCTGTTTTTAATTTAAGAAATGCTTTTATTGGTTTAGGTGCTGGCCTTGCAATTAAAAATTTAGTTAATGTTGGAGTACAAGTCGAATCACTACAAGTTAGATTAAAGTTTTTATTTGGTAGTGTTGAAGAGGGTGCAAAAGCCTTTGATAATATGGCTAAATTTGCGGCCAAAGTTCCATTCTCGCTAGATCAAATTCAAGCTGGTGCGGGAAACCTTGCAGTTGTATCAGATGATGCAGACCACTTAGCAAAAATATTAGAGATTACTGGTAATGTAGCCGCTGTAACAGGACTTGATTTTGTAACTGCCGCAAATCAAATTCAAAGATCATTTGCTGGTGGTATAGCGGCGGCAGATATATTTAGAGAAAAAGGCGTTAGAGATATGCTTGGGTTCTCTGCGGGTGCAACAGTATCGGCGGAAGAAACTATTGCGGCTTTTGAAAAAGTATTTGGTAAAGGTGGTAGATTTGGAGATACAACATCTGAATTAGCAAAAACATTTGAGGGTACTTTATCAATGCTTGGAGACAAAGTATTTTCATTTAAGAAAACTTTAGTAGAGGCTGGTTTTTTTCCAGAACTTAAAAGACAGTTTGGCGACCTAAATACATTTATAGAAGATAATCAAGAAACAGTAGATGCCTTTGCAAAAAAGTTAGGTCAAGGGTTGGCTGTAACTGTTGTTAAAATTGGAGAGGGTTTTAGATTTATAAATGAAAATTTAGATAAATTTATATTTGCAATAAAAGTAATTATATCTTTATCAATAGCAAAAACATTTATGAGTATAGCAACTGCTGTATTAAATGTTGCAAAAGCTACTATGGCCTTAGCCGCTGGAACATCTGCTCTTAAAAAAGGTTTTGCTGGTTTACTTGGTATCTTTGCAACTGGTGGTATTGGTGCTTTAGTATTTGCTAAAATAGATGATCTTTTTGACAATTTTCTAATAAGTTTAGACGAGGCTGGACAAGCATCGGAACATTTTGGACAAAGATTGCATGGAGGAATGAAAGCGGCTGGTGATGGTGCTAAAGAGGCGGCAAAAGCTATGGAGATTGTAGAACATAAAATATTTGACATCAAAAAAGCATCAAAAGAACTACTTACTGAAAACCAAAAAGTTTTTGACGATATAAAAGAAAGAAATAAAACAGAGCATCAACTTATTCAAGAAAGAGTAGATAGAGAACTAGAATTAGTAAGAGAATCAAAAGCGGCCCTAAAAACTTTATTAGACCAACAAGTTATTGACGGGGAACTAACTCAAGAAATGGCTAATCATAAACTTTTAGAGGGAATGAGAGAATTTGAAAAACTTAAAACTATGATTGCGTCAGAGGGTGCTAAAGAAAGATTAAAACTAATAAAAGATGAATTAAAACAAATAGAAGAAACAATGCAAAGGAATTACGATAAAAATTTAGCCGCTATAAAAAATAGAAATTTCCAAGAGTTAGAATTAGAAAAACTTACAAAAGATCAAATAAAAGATTTAACAAAAGCAACTGGTAGAGAAGTATTAGACGAATTAAGTAAACACAATAAAGCAGTATTCCAAATTAATAAGGCATTAGCAATAAAAGACGCTGTTGTTAATACTGCAAGAGGTGTAACAAAAGCATTAGGACTTGGCCCGTTTGGTATTCCTTTAGCTATTGCGATTGGTGCTTTAGGTGCGGCTCAAATTGCAACAATAGCATCACAAAAATATCAAGGTCGTAGGCTTGGTGGTAGAATGAATCAAGGACAGCCGTATATGGTTGGAGAGGGAGGGCCAGAAATGGTAGTTCCTGACAGAGCATCAAATGTTATTCCAAATAATAAACTTGGTGGCGGACAACCAGTAACAGTAAACTTTAATATTAATACTGTTGATGCAAGAGGATTTAATGAGTTATTAGTTAATAGCAGAGGTGTTATTGTAAACATGATAAACAGTGCTGTTAATGAAAAAGGTAAGGCGGCATTGATATGAGTGGGTCTTTACCTAACACTGCGTTTAACGCAATCAATTTTAGATCGAATCAAAAAACTTTATTTAGTGAAACAGATAGTGGCAAAACATTTAGACGACAAGTACAAGGCCAGAGATTTAGTTTTACATTATCTTACCCAACATTAACTAGATCAGACTTTGCCCCGATCATGGCGTTTATTGTAAAACAACGGAGTCGTAAGGAAAATTTTACAATTACTTTGCCAACTACATTTGATAGTCAAGGTAACGAAACAGGAACTTTATTAGTGAACGGGTCGCATTCTGCTGGAGATACAACTATTGCGATTGATGCCTTTGCTGGCGATGGTGCTGGAAGATTAAAAGCGGGAGACTTAATTAAGTTTGCTCACGATAAATTATATATGGTTGTTGAAGATGTAACCTCATCTAGTAACGCCGCAACTGTTACAATAGAGCCACCACTAAGAACTGCTTTAGCAGATAATAGTTCTGTAACTTATAAATCTGTGCCAGCAACAGTTCATCTTAATAGTGATATGCAAGAGTTTGAAACAAATGCAAACGACAAAGATGGTAACTTACTTTTTAATTTTGAGTTTGATGTTATTGAGAGTTTATAATGGCAAGAGGATTATCGAGTTCCGTAAAAACAGAATTAGCAACAGGGGTCATTGACCCTGTATTATTAGTTGAAATAGAATTTGGTACACCAATCTACTTAACAAATGCACCCTTTGACATAACATCTAGTGTATCAGGTTCATCAAGAACTTATCTAACAAATGGCCATCTAAAGAATATTACAGGCATAAACGAAACAAACAAACCTACAAAAAATAGTTTACAAATTACACTTTCAGGAGTCGATCAAACATACATATCAATAGCTTTATCAGAAAATATAATTAACAAAGAAGTTTATATATACAGAGGTTTCTTAGACTCAAGTAATGCTCTTATATCTGACCCATTTTTATTATTCTTTGGAACGATAGATGAATACAGAATAACTGACACTACAAGCACAGCAAACTTAGTTTTAAACCTTACCTCGCATTGGGGAAACTTTCAAAAGACAAGCGGCAGAGTTACAACAGATAATTCTCAACAAAGATTTTTTAGTGGAGATAAAGGTATGGAATTTGCGGCTTTGACTGTAAGAGATATTAAGTGGGGTAGAGATTAATGTCTAGTTTTCATTTCTACGAGGCATCTAATAAAAACATGGACGAGATATTTGAAATATTAAATGAGTTTGAGAAAGAAGCCCCAGCTTTAGATTATCCTCATATTCACAGAGCAAAGATGAAACAAACTTTAATGATGTTTTTACAAAAAGGAAAAATAATTTTAATTAAAGATTTAGATAAAAATAAAATAGTTGGACTTACAATTTTTCTTTTTACCGAGTACCTTTGGTCTAAAGAACAACTATTATCCATTCAAGTAATTTATATATTAAAAGAATATCGATCATTAAAATTATTCAATCAAACTATGGATATTGTAAAAAATCAAGCTAAAGGTAGAGATATACATTTATCTATTTCTACAAAATTGATGGCTGATAAATTATTAGACAGATACGGATTTGAAAAAATGGGTGGATTATGGAGATTACCAAATGTGTGATGTAGGCGAAATAATTGAAGATACACTTGATGTAATTACTGATGTAGTAGATTTTGTTGTTGATCTTGTAGTTGATGTAATTAGCTGGATAAACCCTATTCCTGAGATACCTGACTTTGGAGGCAATCAACCAGATGTAAATGCTAGAGGCGTATTAATCAATAAAATCAGTGCAAATGCACATATACCAGTAGTTTACGGAACAAGAAAGGTCGGGGGAAATGTGGTTTTTGTAGAGACTTCGGGAACTGACAACGAGTTTTTGTATATGGCCATAATAGTATCTGAGGGCGAAATAGACGATATTACTAAAATATTTGTAAATGATAATGAGGTAACTTTTAGTGGAGACTTGGCAGACAACACTCAAAGAACAGTTGATAGTTCTGATGCAAACTATTTTAAAGCACCAGATGATGATTCGAGTGCAGAAAGTTTAATTACTGTTGAACCTCATTATGGAACTGATTCGCAAAGTGCATCTACTTTATTATCAGGTTTATCATCATGGACATCAAACCATAGACTCAGAGGGCTGGCATATATAGCACTTAAATTTAAATGGAACTCTGATGCTTTTGGTTCTTTGCCTCAAGTTACAGCAATCGTTAAAGGTAGAAAAGTTTATAATCCAAACTTAGACAGCACTGTTACTGGCGGTTCTGGTTCTCACAGAAAAGGAGATAGCACTACTTGGGAATATTCAGACAACGGCATTTACCAAATGTTAGATTATTTAAGAAACGAAAGATTTGGTATGGGTATTGCAGATAGTTATTTTGACAGTAATTTTGCAGACTGGCAAACTGCTGGCGATGTAGTTGATGCCAATATTACACCTTTTAGTGGTGCAAGTCAGATTGATTTATTAGATAGCCACCCAGTCATAGATACATCAAGAAAAGCTATTGATCTTGTAGCAGACTTAGTAAAAGGAACTAGGTCATATCTAAATTTTACTGCTGGAAAATACAAAGTATTAGTTGAAACAACTGGTAGTGCATCTGTTACACTGACCGAAGACAATATTATCGGTGGCATAAATGTGGCCAGTAAAAATAAAAACTCTCGTTATAATAGAGTTATAGTTAATTTTACTAATCCATCAAAAAATTATCAATCAGATACCGCTCAGTTTCCTCCAGTTGATGAAACAGGACTTGCCAGTGCTGATACACATAGCAACATGAAAACGGCAGACGGGGGCATATTGCTAGAGGGTAAGTTTGATTTTCCTATGATCGTAAACCAACACCAAGCCCAAGAACTTGCAGAAATTATACTGCGTAGGTCAAGATCAAGTTTAGATGTTTCATTAAAATGTGATGGTACTGCCTTAGATTTAGCTATTGGAGATATCGTTAATATTACCCATGCTACGCCGTCTTTCTCGGCTAAACCTTTTAGGATTCAAGGAATGACTATCAATACAGATCATACAATCACTTTACAACTGAGTGAGCATCAAGACTCATACTATGCTTTTGGAACTCAGGTAGCACCCGCAACAATACCAGATACTACTTTGCCAAACCCATTTAGTGTCCAACCACCAGCTAGTGTTACTTTAGATGATGAGTTGATTGAGTATGCAGATGGAATTGTTATCACTAGAATGCTTATAACAGTAGGCGTATCGCCAGATAAATTTGTAGAAAACTACGAGGTACAAATAAAACAAACATTAGACCCGAATGGAAACGCTGTAAGTGATTCGTTTAGAGAGATAGCAACTGGAAAAATATTAAATTACCAACACTTAAATGTAATAGATGAGGCCACTTATCAAGTAAGGGTAAGGGCAGTAAATACTATTAATGCCAAATCAACATTTGTATCTGCAACTCGAAAAATTGTTGGAGGTGTTGAAGTTCCCTCAGATGTGGAAGATTTTGCAGTAGAAATGCACGGCTCTCATCACATGAAATTAACTTGGACTCCACCAAGTCAAAACAGCGATCTTGATATTTCTTTTTACGACATAAGGTTTCAAGATGTTACAACGGGTGCTAAATGGATAAACTCAACAAATTTAGTTAGATGTCCTCGTAGGAAATGCGATTCGGCAATCGTGCCAGCTAGGGTCGGTAGTTATCTTATCAAAGCAGTAGATAAAAACGGCAATAGTTCTGCAACTGAAACGATTGTATCTACTAATATCTCAGGCATACAGGCTTATAAAACAGTGTCTAGTTTTACAGAAACACCAGACATATTTACTGGGGCAGATCAAATGGACGGAACTTTACCATTAGCAGTTAAAATAGACCCATCTGGGGACACTGTTATAACACTAGATACAGTAACGAATTTTGACGATACTGTTGGAAATTTTGATAGCCCAACTGGAGACTTTGAATTAGGTGGCACAGATACAACCTCTAATCCTAATAAACACAATACAAACAGGGACGCAAAAGGTTTTTATAATTTTTCTAACTCAATATCTTTAACACAAATATATGATGGCGATGTAGTACCTAGTATTACTCTTGATGCAGAAAACCCTTATGATTTGTTTGATAATGGTAGAGGTTCTTTATTCTTTGATTCGGCAAAAGCCCCTTTTGATGGGACAGAACAATTACACGCATTTCACAGAGTACAAATAGCAACCTCAACAACATCTTTAGCTAATTGCACATCTTTTGTAGATATAACACAATCAGCAACATTTAAATTTAAGTTTGCAAAATTTAGATTAAAACTTACTAACGATGATGACCAAACCTCTAGTAATGTAAAAACAATAGCTATTAAATTAAACATTGAAGAAAGAACTTTTGCTGAAAGTAACTTAGCAACATCGTCAGGTTCAAAAACAGTTGCATTTACAAATCCATTTTTTGAAGTGCCAGCTTTGGGTATAGCGGCTCAAAATATGGACTCGGGAGATACATTTACAATCAGTTCAAAAACTGTTAATGGTTTCAGTATAGCTTTTGTAAATTCAAGCGGTGCGGCTGTCGATAGAACTTTTGATTATATTGCTAAAGGTTTCGGGTTGCAAAGTTAATAGAGAAAGGATATAGATTTATTATGGCTCAGGTATCAGATGTAAGTTTAGCGAATCAAGGTTTCAGTGCATTTCGTACTGAACTTAATAATATTTTAACGGCTTTAAATACAAGTCATTTAGGAACATCAGCACCAAGTTCAGTTGCACAAGGCAGTATTTGGGTTGATTCAGGGACATCAGGATTTTTGAAGATTAAAATTAATGACGGCTCAGATAACATAGAATTATTTAGTATTAACATTTCAACAAACGCAATAACGAGTACGGCATCAGTAACAGGGACTATTTCAGAGACAGACCCACAGGCGGCGGCTCTAAGTATTGCTCTAGGATAAGGGGGAAACATTGGCAAATAATTTTAAACTGAAAAGTAACGGGGCTATGCCAGCAAGTGCGGGAACGCCTCTGACCCTATACACTTGTCCAAGTTCGACACAAACAATTATTATAGGATTAACGCTTTGTAATATTCACACAACTGGCGTAACAGCCGATGTGCAATTAGTTTCAGACACATCAGATACAGAGACTAACGAAACAGTATTATTAGCAAAAGATGTGTCGATTCCAGCTGGTTCGAGTTTGGAATTGTTATCGGGTGGTAAATATGTAATGCAAGCTACCGATGTTATAAAAATTGATTGTTCAGTTGCGGCTAAGATTGATGCCGCTTTAAGCATATTAGAGATAACATAGGAGGTAGCGATTGAGTTATATTGGTGTTCCTCCTCAAGCAACATTTTCAAGTGGTCTATTAGATCGGTTTACCTCAACAACGGGTACGACTGTAACCCTAACGCATGACATCGCATCAGAAAACGATATTGTAGTTTTTGTTAATTTTGTAAAACAAGACAGCACAACATATTCAGTTGGTGGAACAGGAAATAAAACTTTAACTTTAGGCGGAACTTTAGTTTCATCTGATATTGTAGAAGTTCACTATCTTAACATAGTAGGTCAAACAAATGCACCATCTGCTGGTAGTGTAACAACAGCAACTATCAATGATACAGCAGTAACAGGGGCAAAACTTAATACAGATGTAATTTCAGCACAAACAGAATTAGCAACAGCACCAGCCTCAACAGATGAATTATTAGTATCTGATGCTGGAGTTTTAAAAAGAGTAGATGTATCGTTAGTTGGTGGAGATAATACACCAGCATTTCAAGCAGTTAAAATTTCAGGTTCATCAAATCAAAACGTAAGTGGTGGAGGTACAACAAAAATAACTTTTGATAGCGAAACTTATGACACAGATAATAATTTTTCCTCAAATAGATTTACTCCTACAACTGTTGGAAAATATTTTTTTAATTTTTTTTGCAGATTTGCACCAAATGGTAGTAGTATGGAAGATGCCTATCTTCAGATTTACAAAAATGGTAATCCAATACAAAATTATTCTATCGACCAACAATTTGCAAATGTAGATCAGTATCAAGACGGACAAGATAGTTCATTATCTGGAACATTTGTTGATAGTGCAAATGGTTCAGGAGATTATTATGAGTTATTTTTTTATAGTTCAGAAAATGCAATTATCAAAGATGGTATGATGGGTGCATATAAATTAATAGGAGTTTAATTATGGCATTTAGTAAAATTATAGCAGAGAGTATGGATTTAACAGATGCATACAACTTTACAGGAACATTACAACAAAATGGTGCTGGTATTGGTGGTGCTAATACCCCTAATTTTTATGCTTATCAAGCTTCAGCAACAACTCTTTCAAATAATTCTTTTACAAAAGTAGATATGTCGAATGAAGTTTTTGATAGTGCTGGTGCATATTCTTCAAGCAGATTTACAGTTCCAAGCGGACAAGCGGGAAAATATTTTTTTCGTTTCAGCATAGGTATAAATTCTAGTTCTGATGCTAGTGCTTTATATCCAATACTGTATATTAATGGTGCTGAAAATACTAACGGAACAAGAAAAAGATTTTATCATCATGGTTCAGATGCCTCAATTCAGGTTTATGGTCAATCAGCATTATATAACGCAGGCGTAGGAGATTATTTTGAGGTATATGGTTTCCAAAATTCAGGTGGAAATATGAATACTTACAACTCATCACAAGATTCATTTTTCTTGGGATATAAAATTATAGAATAGGATAGATTAAGAAAGGAGAAAACTATGGCACAACTAAGTACAAAAATAAAACTCTACTGCGAGGCAAACAGCAAGGTTGCTGATTTTGGCCCAGAGGGAAATGTAGCGTTACAAGATGATTCTGATGGAAACGGGCCTTACATCAAAACTTGGTCAGTAGATGGTTTAACACAACCAACTGATAGTCAGTTAGCATCTTATGATACTGCTGGCGATACTGCTGAAACAAATGCTGGTATAGATGCGACTAGACGATCTCAGTACGGAGACTGGTCGACTCAGCTTGAAATGTTGTATAAGGATCAGAAAGATGGTACATCTACATTTAAAGACCATAACGATAAAGTTAGATCAGATAACCCAAAATAAAGGAGTAAATTTTGGCCTATATTGGAAAGACACCCACTGTTGGTTCGTTCATTAAACTGGACGATATAAGTACGAGTTCAACAAATTCGTACACCATGCAACACAATAGCGTAAATTTTAGCCCAGAGTCGGCTAATCATATGCTTGTATCGTTAAATGGTGTTATCCAAGCCCCAAACACAAGTTTCTCTATATCGGGCAGTACAATTACATTTTTGCCGTCTAGTGGTACTTTATCGTCCTCTGATAGCATTGATTTTATTATGGTATATGGGAATGTGCTTGACGTAGGCGTAGCGTCATCAGTAGCAGACTCAGCTATTACAAAAGGCAAACTAAATTTAATATCAGATTCATCTTCTGCTGGTCTTACAGTTAAAGGTGATGGCAGTTCAGAAAATGGTACAATTCAATTAAACTGTTCTCAAAATACTCATGGTGTTAAAATTTCTAGCCCAGCACATAGTTCAGGTCAATCTTATGAACTTATTTTACCAACAGGAAATGTAACAGCAGATAAAGTTTTAAAAGTTGCATCAGTATCAGGTTCAGGTGCAACAGGAATAGGTCAGTTATCTTTTGGTGATGCTGGTGGAGATAATACACCATATTTTCAAGTTAGTAGGCAAAGCAGTTATCATGCTGTTAGTGCAACTACAGACACAACTATTCAATTTAATCAAGTTGATCTTGATACTGGAAGCGATTGGAATTCTGGAACTTATAAGTGGACACCTGAAGCTGGAAAATATTTTTTAAACTCCAGACTTACTGTTGATGCTGGAACAATCCAAGGAAATTTTTATATTATATATATAAGAAAAAATACTACTACGTTATCTCAACAAATTTATAGAGCTTACTACAATGCTTCTTTTACATTAGAAACATCTTGTATCGCAACAGCAAATGGAAGTGATACTTTTGATGTGCAAGTGTATTTACAAACTGGTGAGAATATTGGTTATGGAGCAAGACAATCTTTTTTTGAAGGATTTAAAATATCATCAACATAGGAATAAATTATGCCATTAATAAAATTAAACACACAATCAGCAACATCACTTGACGCAACAAAGCTAACAGGAAACTTGCCAGCTATCAGCGGTGCGAGTTTAACAGGGATTAGTTCAGAGGAAATTTTAGTTGCATCTGGTAATGTTACAAGTGGTTCATCATCAGAAATCATAGTAGATA